TCATAGTAGACGGTCATGAAGTGGGCCAGGTTCGGCGCGTCGACGTCGTTGGCCGATTCGAGTGTGGCCTCGAACTTGACCTGCTGGGCTGCCGGTATCGACGCGATCGCGGTGCCCGCGCCGGCTTTGGTGACGGCGGCGTACGTGATGGCCTTGTCGATGCGGGTGCGAAACGATCCTGACAGCCAGCTGTAGGGGATCTCGATCGGATCCCGTGGGGACAGCCCGGCCAGGTACCAGTCCTGCGCCAGCGCTGTACGGGTTTCGTCGCCAGTGAACGGCGGCAGCGCGTAGAGGTCGTTGAAGGCCACCATCGGCAGTTGCGGCGCCCACACCCCGTAGCCCACGGCTCAGCCCTGCGCGTAGCCGATCATCCCGGACGTGACGCCGATGGCGGTGCCGGTCAGGTCCAGGACGATGAACGGGACGGAGGAGTCCCACATGCGGCGGATGCCGGGTGGGGCCGCGGCACCGACGTTGGCGACCGCCAGTCCGATGTGGGCGATGGGCCGGAACATGACCAGGTGGATCGTCCCCGACACGTACGACGTGCCCAACGTGAGGGTTTGGATGGAGCGGATGCCGGTGTCGCCGGCCGCGAGGTTGAACTGGACGAATGTGCCGGCGACCGCGGTGGCCGGGAACGAGGTGATGGTGCCGGTGCGCGACGCCGTCCCGTCGCTGTTGGTGTATGTGATGGTGGTGTTGGTGATGGCGCCGGCGTTGCCGGTGGCCGTGCTGACCTCGAGCGCGGCGAACACGCCGTCGCCGTTGGACGACCCGGACCGGTCGCGGGCGGGTAGGCCGGGGTGGGTGATGGCCTGCCCTGTCGTGGTGGTGACCACGATCGTCCCGTTGTGCCACAGCCGGTCCATGAGCCAGACACCGCCGACGTTGCCGCCCTGGGTGGCGGTGAACTCGGACAGCTCCACATAGTCACCGGTCACGGCGGCGGGGAACGGGATCTGCCCGGCGTAGGCGGTCAACGCCGCGCCGTTCAAGCCGGTCGGCGCGGCCGCCGCGCCAGGTGCGCCGGCCGTGTAGAACGTCGAGAACTGTTCGCCGGCCGCCTCACCCGTCGCGGTCGCCTTGCGCCACGAGAAGGGGCGTAGCTGCCCGAAGATGAGCTGGTTGACGCTACCGATCGCCACGCCGTCTCCTCCTCACAGGTCGAACCGGTGCAGCCGGTCCTGGTAGACGAGCTCCGAGTCGCGGGTGAACAGGATTCCCCCGCCGGTGACCGACGCGGCGGCGGCTGCGGCACCGGGGTTGCGTCCGGCCAGGGCCGGCGCCTGGATCAGCGAGTCGCTGGGTTGCAGGTCGAGCTGCCCGTCGCCGATGCCGGCCAGGTTGGCGATCATCCGGATCCGCTCGTCGACGCTCTGGTTGGGCCAGCCGAACATGCCACGCTCGTACTGGGTCACGAAGTCGTCGTGGGTGAAAGCCTCCGTGTCGCCGATGTACAGCTGCACGTGAGCCATCCGCAGCCCCGGTGAGGTGCCCTCACCGCCGTCGAGGACGAGTCGGTCGAGCGACTTCCCGTTGGTGCCGCTGCCGCCGGTGTTGCCGGTGAACGGGTCCAGGTCGTCGACCCACAGTTCGAGGTCGCCGGTGCCGAAGTCGATCCGCCCGGCGACGATGTGCCACCGGGCTGGTGTGATGGGCGTTCCGGTGACCGCCGTGTCGATTCCTGTCCCGGTGGAGAAGTCCGCCCGCCACGTCGAGCTACCAGCCGATCCGAACGGGTCGAGGAGGATGTAGATGTCGGAGGTGTCCAGGTCTCGCCAGAGTGCGAGCTGGTCGAGCGCGGTCACGCCCTCGGGGACGTACACCCAGCAGGCCAGGGTGGCGACGCCGGTGTCGCCTGGCGTGCAGTTGGTGACGGCGGAGTTGGCCATCCGCCCGCGTGGGGAGGTGCCACCGACCGGCACGACCTGGGTGAACTCCAACGCGGTGCCGTCGTCGCCGGGTGGGCCGGCCTGGCTGCCGAAGTTGAGCAGAGTGTCGATGAACTTGGTCGGCGTGTACGAGTCGATCTGGGTGAACCGGAGCGGACCCTGGTTGACCGGGCCCGCCGACGACGCGTACGTGGAGCCAGTCGCGTCGACCAGCGGCCAGTATGCGCGCAACGCCCCAGGCCTGGCGGCGTACACGATGTGGGCGGCCAGGTTCGACAGGAACGCCGGTGCGTTGTTCAGGTTCGTGAGCAGGTCCACGCACCGCACCTCGAGAACCCGGTCGGTCAAGGCGTCGTCGGTCGACGACTCGAAGGTGACGTAATTCTGCGGCAACTCGAGGAACATGTCCGGCACCGGCCGGAAGGTACGGGCACCAACGGTTTCGGTCCACCGAATCGGCACCCCGGAGGTCCAGTCGGGCCACAGCGGCGAACGCGTGTTCCCGGGCGTGTAATGGCCGTCCCGGTCCTCCAGGACCAGGCTGAGCTGGGACGGGTCGACGACGCTGGTCAGTTCGGTGGCCCGGCCAACCGTGCCAGTCATGGATGCGCCGCGGGGCCCGACTAGCACCCGGCCGGTCTCGGCCGGCGGCACCGATGGATTGCCGGTCGGGATCAGCGTCCACTGTGGCGGGCTGTAGCCGGTCAGGTCATCGAAGGCGAGAACCACTGGCAGGGTGTTGGAGTTGGCGGCGCCGAGGTAGCCGCGCACCGCCAGGCCGCCGACGAACAGGGTCGGCGTGTTGTCGACCACCCCGTCGAGGGTCCAGTCGTCTGGCTCGTCGTCTGTGGACAGCCACGCCTTGGCCTTCAGCGCGGTGCCGCCCTGATGGCCGTAGGCCTGCAGGATCCACTCGACGGTGGTGCCGGCCCCGTATGCGAGGGCGGTCGTCGACGCCAGCGACGTGAACGACCCGGCGACGGTCCTGTACAGGTGCACGTCGACGGTGCCACCGGTGCCGAAGTCGAGCAGGATCCCGTAGTGGTTGGCTGTGTCGACGTAGCGGGCCAGGCCGGAGGCGTGGATGGACGCACCGGCCGCGACGACCGGGACGGTCACGGTCCCGTGCCATTCGACGTCACCGATGTTGACGCCCGCAGCGACGAACCGTGGCACGTCCACCGAGCCGAGCGAGACCCTGCCCACCCCGGCGGACTTGGAGTAGTCGGAGGCCGAACCGCCGGAGGTGGCCCACGCCTGCGGTGTCGGTGCGGTCTCGGTATCGCCCCAACCATCGGTGGCGTCGCTGCTGCAGCCGTCCCACAGCAAGCGGGTGCGCAGGTAGGCCTGCAGCCGGGTGGTGGCCTTGTCCTTCCACAGGGTCACGGGTAGGCCAACCGGATCGTGGCCTCGGGGATCTGCCGGCCGACCGCGTCGTCGATGGCCAACTCGCGGATGGTGCGGCCGTTGAGCTGCAAGTCGACGACGTGCCGCACCGTCGTTGTGGTACCGCCACCGGCAGCGGCGCCGGCCATGGCGAACATCGGCATCGATGCCAGCGGCGCCACGAACCCGTCCACGGGTGGGGTGAAGAAGAACCCCTCCGTCTGCTGCTCGTGCACGGTGTACGGCCGGTCCGCGAGGACCGACCCGCCAGCTGCCCGACCCGACGACGAACGCTCGCCCTGACGGTGCGTACGGTACTCGTCGTTGTGAATGATCGTGATCGTCTTGGTGATGTTGGGCATCTCGTTGTACGCCATCCACTGGCGAGCGAGTTTCTCGGCTTCCTTGCGGGTGTGCCCAGCCTCGATCAACGTGTTGATGAGCTGCCGGCGGTAGCCTTCGTACACGGCGTTGGCGGCCTTCACGCTGCCGGTCTCGTCGAACTTCGCCTGCGCCGCGTCCCGTGCCGCCCGGGCGAACCGCAGCACCGACTCGCGGGCGTCGCGGCCGCGCTCATTGTGGACGTTCATCGACCCGTTCGACTCGTCCAGGGCTTCCTGCATCCGGTCGAGGGCGTCCTCGGCGTCGATCTCCGCGCCCTGGAAGTCCAGGAACGCGTCGTGCGCCTTGTTCAGCGCCCCGCCCAGATGGCCGGTCGCCTGGGCCGCCAGGTCCGCCGCCGCCCCGAACTGCTCCACCCCACCGGCCGCGTCCGCGGCGGCGCCGGGCACCCGCTCCGCCGCGTGCAGCATCTGGTCGAGGTTGCCCGCGATCCGCGCATACACGGCGGCGGCGTCTGCGTCACCGCGCGCCGCGGCCACCCCGGCCAGGAACGCGAACCCGTCCCGCTGCATCCGAACCCACACCATGTACGCGTCCGACAGTTCCCGCAGCAACTTGCCGGTACCCATGATCAGACCGTTGAACAGGTGGAAGAACGTCTCCAGCCCGGCCACCGCGCCGGGCGAGGCGGTGATGTCGTCCAGGAATGTTGACAGGGCATCACCGGTGTCGGCCAGCCCCTCGGCAGCGGTGACCGCGAACGGCCCCATCCGCTGGAAGGCCGTCCCCAGCCCGGGCACCAGGTTGCGGCCCAGGTCGGCGAATCCGTGCGCGATTGTGGTGACGTCGTCGGTCATCGGCGCGAACAGGCCGCGCAGGTTCATGTCGCGGACGGCCTGCTCGAGGATGTTCAGCGACTCAATCGCCGGGGCGACGAACAGGTCACCGCCGCGGAAGAACTCGTCGGCGATGTTGTCGGCGAACCGGTGGGCTGCGACCTTGACCCGAGGGTCGCGGGCGGCCATGAGCAGACCGCCGGCGACGCCGCCGGTGCCGACCGCACCGGAGATGGTTCCGGCCAGGATCGCCCCGATTGTCGGCGCCGCGGCGACGGCGGCGCCGACGAGGATGCCGATCAGCGCGGTGTGCAGACGCGGCCCGCGGATGTTGCCCAACGGCATTTCGATGATCGACGCCGCCGGGCCACGGCCGGGCCCGCCTGGGCCGGTGTCGACGAAGGTGCGCATCGCCCGGGCGGTGGAGTGGGCCTGCCGCTCCAGGATCGCCAACTCGATAGTGGTCTCGCGCGCCTCGTCACCGAGCTCGTCGACACGCGACGCGGCGACGTCGGTGTTGGCGGCCAGCCCAGTCATGTCCCGGCCGGTGTCATCGGCCTGGTCACCCAGCTCGTCCACCTCGGACCGGACCCGACGGGTCACCAACGCCGCCTCACCGGCGCCGCGAACGTACTGGGCCACCTCCAACTCGAGGAAAACCGACACCTTCCTGCGGGCCACCGGTCACCTCCGTTCGGCCGTGAACAGCAACGCGTCCGGGTGGTCGTTGTCCTTGGCCTGTGCGGCCGCCCGCGACAGGGCGGTGCAGGCGTGGCAGCGCACCGGCGACGACGCGTCGTAGCGGTCTTCGGCCTCTGGGCTGGTCGTGTCAGGCAGGTGGTGTCCGCGCGGGCACAGCCGACCCCGGTACAGGGCGAGCGCCATCATCAGCGCCTGCTCGTCGTCGTCCCACTCCGACTCGACCGTCGTCACGGAACGGACGAGCCGGCCCGCCTGGTCGTACTCGTGGACGGTGGTCTGCCGAGGTGTCCACCCGTCGAACCGTTTCAGGCTGATGCCGAGCCGTTCAGCCGCCTCGACCCGCGCCCGGAGGCTGTGAGTACGCGCGAGGCGGTCCGCGAGAAAGGGACCTCAATGTCACGGGCGTTGACCGCCACCGCCGCCGTCGACAGCGCCCCGTACTCGGCGTCACTGAGCTGCTCGGGGCCGAACAGCCACTCCCAGTCGTCGTCGGCCAGGTCGAGCTCGTCCCCGTCCGCGTTACGCACCGAACTGCAGCACTCCCGGATCACCGCGGGGAAGAACGTGTCCGGGTTGAAGTCCCGCACCGCCCCGTCGTCGTCCTCACCCTCGGCCGGTGGATGGTCGAGCAGCAACTGCCGCCACCGCTCCCGCGGCAGGCGCCGCATCCGGAACTCGACCATCGCGGCGGCCATCTCGGCCCGGACCGTCTCCAACCGCTCGGCGAGCTCGACGCTGGGGCCGCCGGCGTCGAGCGCGTCGTTGGCCCGGCGGGCCATCTCCGCCTCGTCGAGTCGGCGTTGCAGGTCCTGCCACGCCGCCCGCAGGTCGGGGCGGAAGCACACCGCAACGGACCGCTCCGCCGGCTTGGCCGCCGCCCGGACCGTCTTGAAGTCCAGCTTCGCCCTGACAGCCTTGGCCATCAGGCGACCACCGAATCCTGCGCCGGCTCCTGGTAGATCTTGCACGGCACCTCGTACTTTTGCACCGCGTTCTTCTCCGGCGCCAGATCCCGCCGCCGGCCCGTCTTGATCGGATACACCTCCACCACCTGCGAACTCGCCCACGCCGTGGTGGCGGTCGTGTTGCGGCGGATCACGATGTAGCCGGTGGTGCCCTTCACCCCGAGGGTCGTGTACGCGGTGTCGCCGGCGGTCTGCTTCTTCAGCCGCAGCATCGTGCCACTAAACGAGTCGCGGCCGACGTCGACGGTGTCGTATGTGGAGTCCAACGCGTCGGCGGGGACGTCGGCGGTGGTGGCCTCGAACCCGATCAGCCCGTCCGGGGTAATCAGCCCACCACCGGCGATGCCGGCGAGCAGAATCCCGGCGTTGAGTTCGGTGGTGGTGGGGGCGGTGAGGCTGGCGATGGCCGGCACGTACGCGACCCGTGTCCTGCCGTCGGCGAGCGAGTCAGCCATCGCTGTTCATCTCCTCGGAGTCGTCGTGGTTGTCGCCGGCGGCGCCCGCCGGTTCGTCGGCCTGCGGTTCGGACCCGGCGGGCGCGGCCGCCGCCGGGGGGACGTGTTCGGCGAGGGCGGGGTCCACATCGGGCGGCGCCTCACACGGGAACCAGCCCTTCACCTGCCACGCGTCGACCGACCCGCGCGGGAACGCGGCGGGCTGGCCGTCGCCGTGGCGCATCCACACGAACTCGGCGTCGACGTCGACCTCGAAGACACTGATGTCGTCGCTCATGTCGCTCACACCCGCTGCAGCTCGAAGGTCACCGAGGTGGTGAACGAGTGGGTGATCGTGACCACACCGCTGGCGATGTTGTTGCGGGTGATCAGGATCGTCTTCGTCGTCCCGTTCGCCACCGCGACCGCGGACACGGTGCCCGGGTTCCCGAGCGGTGTCGTGCCACCGTCCGAGATGGACACGTTGTCCGAGCTGCCGCCACCGTTGATGACGCGGTACAGCAGCCCGGCCTGCGGCACCAGGTCGCCGGAGATGGTGTCGGACGCGGACACGGCGGCCGGGGCGGCGAGCAGCCCGGACCTGGTCACGGTCGACGGAGTGATAGCCGCCATCGGCCCTCCAAACAGGTGAGAAACGGGGAAAGGTCGCGGCCGGGGTTAGGCGCCGGGCGCGGTGAGCAGCTGGTAGGTGTCGACCTGGTCCATGACCAGCGAGCCGAGGGTTTCGTCGCGGCGCGGCGGCTGCGAGTCCACCTGGGAGATGAACCCGGCCTCCCGGCCGGTGATGGTGGGCCGGGCGTCGAGGATGGCTTCGCGGACCTGCATCGCCACCGCCCGGGTCGCGGCCGCGGTCGAGCCGACGCAGTGGCACATCCACGTCGTCCGGCAGGTCAGCGACAGGTGGTCGAGGGTGTTGGCCATCGCATCATCGCCGGACTGCCATTCGACCTGCGTGTACACCAGCACGTACGGGGCGGTGGCGCCGTTGGGGACCTGCCCGTCGTACACGGTCAGCGTCGCGTTGGCCTCGAGGAGGGCGAGACCGGCCTGGGCGTGGTCCTCGTTGAGGGTGTCGGTCACCGGCCACCGCCGTCGAGGAGCTCCTCGGCGACCTCAGCGACCGCCCGCACGAACCGGGGTTCCTCCTCGTCGAGGGCCGGCGCACCCCCGGGGGTCGGCGCGTTGCGTACCGACCCGAATTCGGGGAAGTGCGCGAGCGGCGCCTGCTGGTTCGACGCCGCAACACCGATCTCCGCCGAGAACTGGGTGCCGTGCTCCTCGCTCGTGTCGTAGCCGACCCCGCGGGCCAGGTGCGGCGCATTGTGCGGGGCCAACGCGATCGGCGACCAACGCCGCCGCCAGCTCGTCTTAACGTTGAGGGCGCCTTTGCTGACCACCTTGCGGAACTTCGCCGGCGCATCGACCGGCAGTGCGTCGAGGTCGGCGAGGAGCTCGTCGATGCCGGTGACCCGCACACCCATCAGGACAGCACCTGCTGCAGCGGCAGCCGCCGCGTCGTGATGTGGCTCGCGGCGTGCTCGCCGACGACCGTGAACACCCGACCGACCAGCTCCACGTCGTGCACGCAGGCGGTGATGGTGACCTGGTCGTCGACGCGGATGCCTTCGCTGCCCTCGATCGGCAGCTGCAGCTCCAGCGCCGCCAGACGCAGCTGCGCCTCCCCGACCGTCGCGGGCCCGGCCCACGGGGCGGCGGCCTGCTTGACCCGGCACCGGCCCTGATAGACGGCCGTGGTCGGGGTGGTGACCCGACCGTCGGTCAGGTCGGTCTGCGGTTCACCCGGGCGGACGATTTCGCAGGTGTCGACGAAGCCGCCTTCAGCGAACGCGCGGCCGCGGGCGAGCACCGACGCGCGGCTCATCCGAGCCTCACCAGGCCGGCCCTACGGCCGTACTTCCGGCGCAGCGCCCCCTTCAGGTGCGGGGCGGTCTCCATCTGCGCCGACATTGCCTGAAACGAGACGTTGTAGTCGTCGATGGATTCCGATGCCACACCCGACGGGTTCGCGTATCCGGCCTTGGCCAGGGACAGCACCGCCGCCCGGGCCAGCTGCAGATCCTGCGACGCGGCGGCGTACCCGTGGGTGTAGACCACCACCACGTCGGATGGCTGCCCAACGTAGGTCTGCCAACCGTCGGTGCGCCAAAGCCGGTTGCCGCGATGCTTGAAGTTGGTGGCTTCGATCCCGACCGTCAGTGCGGTTCCGTCGAGCGTCGCCGATGCGACCGCGGTGACGGGGATCTGCGGCAGGTCCAGCCACGAGTCGGTGGTGCCGATCAGCGTGGCTGTGTCGCCGGCGACCTGGATGATGCGCTGCCCGCCGGTTGCCTCCTGGACGACGGCGGTAGCGCACTCCAGCAGGAGCGTTCCTACGCCGCTGTCGAGGTCGGCCAGCTCCATCTGCAGTGCGTTGGCGAGGTCGGCCAGCGTGGCGAGTTGGTCAGCCAACGTCGACCTCCTCGTCCACCTCGATCGTCACCAGCGTGGCGACGTCGACGCCCTCCGCGGCCAGCGCGTCTAGGGCCCGGGCCCAGTCGACGGCAGGTTCGCGGCCCGCGAGCAGCTGCTCGAGTTCCCCGCGGGTCGCGAACCGGCGACGCTTCGGCATCAGGTGATGACCACGCGGGGCACGAAGTTCTTCGCCGTCGGCGTCGCGATCGTCGCCGGCGCTGTCGTCGTCAGCGACGACCCGGACGACACCGACAGGTTCGCCTCACCCGACACCACGGCCGGGAAGCCGAGCGCCCCGAGCAGGGTGCACACCGTCGTCGAGTTGACCATCACCGCCGCCCAGTAGATGCCGCTGACGCTGATCGTCTGGGCGGTCGCCAGGGCCAGCGTCTTGGTGGTGTTGGCCGCCCACGCCGTCGACGTCTGGTCGGCGGTCTGTGCCAGCAGCGCCGGGGTGGCCGCGTTCGAGTAGAGCGCGAACCACCAGTTCGCCGGTGTGCCGACCGCGGTCGCACCGGACCGGAACGACAGGTTCGTGACGACGTCGCCGGCGTGCAGGTAGATCGCCACCGACGTCATCACCGCGTCGGCCAGGGCGACGTGGCCGGTGTCGCCGGCGTCGTCGTAGAGGCCGATGCGGGGCAGGTTGGACCGCCAGAACGTGGACGGGCTGGACGGGTCGGTGACGTTGAGGAAGCCGAGGGCGTCGCGGACGTTGCCCTTGTAGCCGCCGAGCTGGGTCATGATTCGGTCTCCGTTTCTGCGAACCGCTCGACGAGCTGGTCGCGGGACAGTTGGCCGGCCTCCTCCGCCGGCATGCCGCCGTGGTCGACGGCCCAGGTGCGCCACACCTCGGTGGACGCGTTGCCCGCCGGCCGCGGCGCCGGCTCCTCGTCGACCTCGGACGGTTCCTCAAGCTCCGTGGCCGGCTCCTCGTCGACGCCGTACCCGCGGGCACGGAAGTAGTCGAGCTCCGCCTGGTGCTTGTCGGGGTCGGCGTACCCGACGCCGCCTGAGAAGTGCACCTCACCAACCGACCCGGAGTAGTCCGGTACGGGGGTGGTGACCTTGACCAGCGCCATCACTGCACCGTGATGTTGCGGTACACACCGGCGCTCTTCGTGTTCTTGAGGCACATCGCAACCGGCCCCATCTCGATCTCGCCGGTCTTGACCGCGCCCGAGGTGGTGAAGTCCGGCGGCAGGTTCCGCACCAGCGGCGCCCCACCGACGGAGGCGCCGTGGAACGCGTCGAGGCCGAACGTCACCGCGTAGATGGCGGTCGCGTTGGCGGTGATCGGGATGATCGGCGTGGACCCGTCGGCCCGGTCGCCCAGGTCGACGAGGATCCAGTCGCCGTACATGTCGATCTGCCGACCCAGGTCGTCCTTCTCGGACGTCGCCAGCGCCGCCCACCGGGCCAGGGCCTTGAGCCGCATGATGCTCTTCGTGTTGCCGAGGATCGCCTTCCGGCCGGGCGGGAGAGCCCCGGGCATGCCCTGGTCGCCGCCGCCCACGTGCGAGGGGACGATCCGGGACAGCCACTCGTCGAGCTTGTCCAGCTCGGCGTTGGCCAGCACCTGGGTGGTGATCGACGCAGGCGTCCAGTTCGTGGCCGTGGTCAGCTCGGTGGAGGTGCCGGTGAGGGACTTGTCCAGACCGTCGAAACCCAGGGCGTCGACGGCGGTGTCGCCGAGGATGACCTCCTGCGCAAATCGGGTCTGGATCGAGGTGAGCATCTGCTGGGTCTGGAAGGCCACCTCGTTGGTGGCGGCCGGGCCGAGGTTGGCCAGTACCCGGTCGACCGAGAAGGCGCCGCCGAGCGGCTTCAGCTCGACCGAGAACCGGGTGCGGGTGGCCTGACCGGGCGTGTACTCGGAGTTGAGCGCCCGGAACGCTGCGGGCGCGGCGGTGGTGAGGCGGGTGTAGGAGTATCCGAGGGAGCCGCCACCCGTGCCCGGCGTGACCGTGTCGTCGAAGACGATCTGGTCGAGCAGCCAGCCACCGTAGCGGCGGAGGTTGTCGATGACGGCGTAGTCAACGTCGTTCTGGGTGTTGACCTGCGCCTGGGCGAGGGTGATCGGCATGTCTGGGCTCCAGGAGGTGCGGCGTCAGTTGCCTGCGGCCTTGGCCGCGTAGTGGTTGCTGAGCGCCTGGGTGAGTGATGTCGGCCGCGCGGCCGGTGGTGTGCCCCGGGTGCCCTGCGTGGGGTCGGGGCGGGGTCCTGACCCCTGGCCAGGTGGAGTGGTGGCCGGCCCCTGGCCGGCGGTGAGGTTCCGCGCCGCCATCGCCTCGCGGATCTTCGCCTCGAGCGCCGCGTCGAACTCAGGTGTGCCCGGCTCGTCCTCGATGTCGTCGAGCGCGGTCAGGAACGCCACCGAGTCCAGCAGTGTCTGTGCGTGGTCGCCGGCGTGCCGGTGCGCGGCGAGCTGGACGGTGGCCCGGTACGCGGCGTCCTGGGCCTGCTCGATCAGCTGCTCGGGTGTGAGCTGCTGCCCACCCAGGCCGAGGATCGGTGCCAGCTTCGCGGCCAGATCCTGCTGGGCCTGCTGGGCGGCCGCGGTGCGGGCGTTGGTGCGGGCCTTGTGGTCGGCGTCGGAGACTTGCTGCCGCAACCAAGCCTGCGCCTCTGGCGGCAGGGTGGACGGGTCGAACGCCGGCGCGGCGGGGGGCGCTGGCGGTTTGGCCGGTGGCGCCGGTGTGGGCGTCGGAGCCGGTGCTGCAGGTGCTGGTGGTGTGGCCGCCGGCGCCGCTGGCGTCGGGTCGGTGGTGGGTTGGGACATGGTGATGGCCCTCCGGGCGATCAGTAGGAGCCAGCGCTGCCGGACTTTCGTGCTGCACGTCGGCGGCCAGTAGCGGCCATCTTGGCCATCTTCCGGGCGCCGTGCTTCTTGCGGCCGATGAACGCGGCCAGGGCGGGGCTTTTGCCTTGGGCGACGAGCTGCCGGAACCGGCCGCCGGAGCCGAGCCTGGGTCGGTCGGCCATCATCTGCCTCCGAACGCGCGCAGGGTCCGGCCGGTCGGTTTACCGATCCGGGCGGGCAGGGCGTGGTATCCGCCGCGGAGTTGGGCGGCGTGCGCCCACCGTCGGGCGAACGTCTTGTGCTTCGCGAACAGGAATCGCCATTGCGCCTTGGAGCGCATCGAGTGCTGGCCGGACATCAGCGGAACAGGTCGTAGTTGGACAGGACCGCCATATCCAGCCGCGAGCCGACCAGCATCCGCACGATCGCGTTCTTCACCTCGTCGGCAGGCATCCGCCCAGTCCCGCGCACGCCGAGATCGGCAGCGAGTTTGCGGATCTGCGTGACGTTGAGGTCCAAGCCGTTGAGGTAGGCCCATCCCTCGTCGATGCTCGTGGCGGCCATGAGTCGCTCGCGAGCCTCGGCCGGATTCGCGTAGCCGCCACGCGCCCGCCCCCCGCCCCGCCCGGTCATCCGTTCGACCGCCGGGGACCCTGCCGCAATGCGCGGAAGCCCCTGACGACGCGCCACCGCATCAGCGATGTGCATCTGCAAGGCGGTCTTGGCCCGCATACCCTCCGGCACGTCGATGCCCAGCTCGTCGGCGACCTTCAGGAGCCGTGCCGCGGTCAGCTGCTGGTCGCCGGCCAGGAGCCGAATCATGTCGGCCTCGGAGGTCTGCGACGCCACCTGGGTCGCGACATCGCGCGGGTCCGGGCCCCGGCCTCTCGTTCCGGTCATCCGCTCCACCGCAGACCTCGGAGCAGGCGCGGTCGGTGCCGGCAACGGACGATCCGACGGCACCTCGGGCTGCGACGAGACGCCGCGCCACCCGCCCGGCAGGACCACCTCGGTGCGCTCGCGGAAGCCGGTCGTCCCGTCGATGATGGCCCGCCGAATGTCCGGCTTGGTGCGACCCGTCACCGCGACTGTCGGGCCGAGCCCTCGCGCCACCTCGCGCATTTGGGCCGCCGTCATCGGATGCGCGTCGAGATAGGCGCCCACGTCTTCCGACGTGGTGAGCCCCCGGATCGCGGCGACGTGCGCATCGGACTCGGCCTTCGGGACGGCCATCTTCCGCGCCGCCGACTTCCGGGCTGGCGCAGCCGTTGACCGGCGACGCACAGCACGAAGGCGTTCAGCCAGATCTTTGTACGCCTGAACCCGAGCCATCCCGGCTTCCCAGTCACGACGCATCTGCTCGCGATCCTCGGGATCCCGCTCCCCCCCAAGGATGGTCTGGCCGTCCCAGTTTCCGAACCGGATGGCGGTGCTGTCGGACTGGGACCGGGCATGCTGATCGACCACGTCGGCAATCTGACGCGGGGTCGAGTTTTTCCCGGTGCCCCCGATGGGTTCGCCGTCCAGCGCACGTTGGACCAGATCCAGCATCCCGGGTCCAACGTCAAGCCCCTCGGCCAACTCCCGAGCGTCCACGCGCTCCTTGGCGGGCTTGGGCGTCGCCGGCCCGCCACCTGGTGCTCCTGCCGCGTCGCGGAGTTGCTTCGCCTCCCGCCGGCCCCGGCCGGTGATCTGCACCTGCCCCTTGAGTCCGAACACCTTGATCAGGCCGCGGGCGCGAAGCTGTTCGATCTCGGGGTCTTTGGTGTCCTCCACAGCGATCCGCCGCCCGGATACCGTGGCATCCGCACGAAGGAGCAGCTGCCTCTGCTTGTCCGACAAGCCGTCCCCGCCGGTGCCGGTCGCGCCGAGTGCCTGAGCCGCCTCGCCTGGGGTCATCTCGCCGGCCATCACAGCATCGGTGATCGCGCGGATCCGCTCGTCCTGCGGCGCCCGGGCCGGACGCCCCGCCGCCACATCCAACGCCCGCTCACGATCCCGACCCACCACCGCACCAGCAGCAACCGCGTCACGCATCCGCTCAGCCGCCGTACGCCGCGCTGGGGTCGGGGACGGCATCGGACGGTCGGACGGATCCCGGAAGCTGATCGCGTGGCTCGGTTCGCCGCCCATCATCACGGCCGCCGATCGGTCCCTGTCTTGCAACGCCTTCGAGTTCGCGACCGGGATCATCCGGAATCCAGACTCACGGTTCGCCCAACCGCCACCACGAGCCATCTCGACCAGAACCCGGTCCAACTCGGCGCGCGGAATGTCGTCGCCGACCTCGTCGCGCAGGTCGGCCAGGCCCACCCACTCGGGCTGGCCGGGTTGGCTACGGATGGCCCTGTACGCGGCGCGGATGCGGTTCTCGACCTCGACCTGACGCGCCAACTCCGGATCCACCCGACCGCCCGCAGCCACCGCATCGTCCATCCGACGCTGCTCGCCACGCTCCACATCGAACGTCCGCCGATCCGGAATCGG